CTGTTTGCAGAATGTAGATCTGCCAAGGATTTAGGGGCCATTTGTCATTCATGGCGATATCGAATATTGCTTGTTGCGCAACGAAGTCAGGGATTAGCCCCCAGTCGACAGAAAGAATTGGGCGCTCGCGTAGTTCTAGCTCAGCAGAGAACGCCCACAGCAGCGGGCCAACTCGATTAGGGCCTGAGTAGATATCCGTGAATCGTGCTGTGTAATCCTGATATCCAAGCGGAGTATCTAGCGGGCACTCGAACCATTGCGAGCCGTCGATTAACTGGACTTTCCACCAGATTTCGAATGCTTGGGCTTGTGCTGAATTGAAGATCCAGCTAATACTAGCCATCGCCGGAACGCTGGTGAAGTTCCGGCGTTGACGAGCGCGCCCGCTAGCGAGATCTGATCGCTTTAGCGGGCTGACTGTCTGGTATGTTCTGCCGTTATGGAGGCCACGCGGCAATGACTCTGGATAATTAATCATGGCGGCGAATTTTGATCATCCGAATAAACTAACTCATTATACGCCATCGCTTCCACACTAGCGGAGTCAGTCCCGTTTGGCGAGATAGAGGTAATAAGAACCTTGTATCCGATGCCGAAGAGTAGGTGCGGAGGTTCGCGATCCAGTGAAGTATCAGGCGGAAAGTCTAGCCCGGAGATCGACAGGTGGAAGTCGTCAACATATGTTGCGATGTACGGACCCGAACTAGAGCCATCTTCACGGCGCACATACAGATAGTGCGGGCCAGCATCTGACCAATCGAAAGCCTCGGACGATTCGATAACGCCGGCATCATACGAAACCATTTGAGCGGATTGCGCATAACCTGGAACGTCGTCAGCAACTTGCACATAGCTGAGGTATCTGCTATTGAGTGCATCAAGCTCAGTCGCCCAGTTGTATTCCCAGCGACGATACTTCAGTGCGCGACGTTGACGCATACCGATACGCCATGCTTTCGTGCGGTTAGTGCAGCCTTCAGCTTTGATCTTCTGGACTCGGGTGCCTGCATCGCCTGGTAGCCGGCACTCAACCGTCTCAACCTGCCACGAAACGCCGTCAACGTACTCAACGTCAACACCGTCATAGTCATCCGGACGAACTGCTGTAAAGTCACGCTCAAGACCGCGAGTCATGTTCTGAGGCGTGTACATGGATTCGAACACAGCTCTAGGTTCGTCACGAGCAGGACGCAATAGGCCGCGATCAACTGTAAGCTCGCTGAACCCGCAAGACATAGCGTCATTGATAACGCCCTTAGCTGTGCCGTTGGTGTTCGTTGCTTGGTCGTAGTGGTCGCCGCGAGCCTTCCAGATGGCGTCTAGGCGGTCTAGCTCTACAAGGTCAATATCTGCGTCTGTGTAGCCGACGTTTTTTGCTACGTATGCGAAGAATGGGGCGATGTCACGGGTTGCAACTGGGGCGGTCCATGCACCGGCGACGCGGGTTGGTAGCTTGCGTGTTGCCTGAACTGAGAACATGGTTTCCGACTGAGCAGATAGACGATCACCTCCACGAGCGTTCACGGTTACAACTGTTACGCCTTCGTAGGATGTCGGGCTATCTAGCTGAGTTCGAACGCCATACCATACGGTATCGTTGTTGATTTCCGACTCGCGCTCGGATTGCTGAATGAAGCGTTTCTTGATCCTGCCTTCTGGGCGCATAGGATATGGAAGCGTTACGGTATTACTAAAGCCCTGAGAATCCAGAGACGAGCCAACATGCGTCTTCTCGATAACAGTCCATGCACCGGCAATGTCCATGTCGCGATATTCGAACGTGTGGAATGCGCCTACCTCGTAAACCTGACCTTCCCGCCCGAGACCGCACAGACCGCTAGGCATAAGCACGTCCCATTGGATCTGGTGGGCAAGTGCGCCTTCTGGGCATAGCGCGAACGGGCCACGATAGCCGCCCTCAAGGTTGGAAGGGTCCAGCGTGACGGATGCCGAGGCAGTTTCGAGATAGGTGAAGCCTGGGAATGCTGTGTCTACTGCGCCAGTGGAATCAAGGCGCTCGACGGTAATCTGTGCGGTGCTGAATACAGTGATGCGAAACCGCTGGCCACGAGGCGCAATGCTCGCAGGAAGCGCGCCTAGAGTTAAACCTGTTACAGGTGCGCCACCGTCAAAGTTAAGCGTCATCTCGGCAGGAGTAGCGCCTACAGACGGCGTGAAGCTGTTTACGACGTACAGTCCGGCGTTTGTACCGGCGATCTCAATAGAGTCGCCAACCGTTGGATTCAGCATGTCCAGATTGAAGCCGCGAATGATATCGCGACCAGCGCCGCCATCAATGAAGTCGTATTGGTACGACACGAGGATGCGAACAATCAGATTGTCGAACCAGTCGGACGGGAACAGACCAGCACCAGATGGAATAGTGACCGTGTAGTCGTCAAAGATCTGAGATGTCGCCACGTAGCCATTGGTCAGCGGAGTGGATACAGTCAGCTCTAGACCAGCGGCGCCGTTCGAGCTTGAGCCCACTTCCGGCACGTCGTACCAGATAAGGTGCGCAGGATCGGCGGACAGGTCAGCGCCAGGCGGATAGACGTTGACCACAACGTCAGCGCCCAACGAGATAACCGGAGTCTCTCCAATAAGGATCTGATTGCCAGGAATGACGTGGTCGCCAATACCCACACAAGTCAGAAGTTCAACATGCTGTTCGCGAGGCGCTGCAAAGTATCGGTGCGGACCAGACAGCAAGTCAGGATAAACACGTCGTTCGCCTGCAACCTCTCGGATCGGCGAGTTGAGTTTAATCTTGTTGCCCTTGAGCGATGCCTCGTTAAGACCTTCGCCATTCTGAGCAGTAGAGCTGACCTTTGGGATCTTTGGCGTCAGAGTCTTGATGGCGACGAGAAACAGTGCTCCGAAGAACAGTTCTGTGCCTTTTGGCTCGATGACGATATCAACAATGTCAGTCGCAGCAAACGAACAGATTGCCCATTGCTCAGGCGGAATAACAGAGCCATTAAGAGAAACGCTGATCGGATGAACATCCATATCGGAATAGCTGGGAATGTTCTTCGCCAGCCACTCGCGCACAGTCATTCCGCCTACCTGGAACTCTTCGCTAGGCTCATCATTCAGCTTCGATCCGAATACTCTAATTGTCACGGTAGTAGATCACTCTTAGATATTGGGATTCGAAATCACTAACGCGCATCAGTCGAGCCCCCTTCTTCGGGTTAATCTCTAGCGCGTGCAATCCATTTTCTAGTTCAATTATAACAGCGACATGGATGCACAAAGGTCCACGGAATACGGCTGCGATGGCGCCGTGTTCTGGTGGGCACTCTTCCATTGAGGATGATTCTTGTTGATAGGCGCGGGTGAATTCTTTTGGTTGTGTGTTGCGGATTGATCCGAATGAGGGGAGTAGGCGTTTTCCGCAGTGCAGATGCCTGACCTCTCTCGCGACTCCATAGCAATCAAATTTATCAGGCCCCCGCGCCCCGTCTTCGTATGTAGCAGCCAAATATTTAGTGATCCAATCCATTAGATATATCTCAAACCAGGAGCGAAATCAGCCGTATACAATCTGCGAGGCCATTGGTAGTTGAGTATGTCTGCAAACCCCGCCTCAATCTGCACAGTAGCCCCAGTAACATTCCCGCCAAGCACAGTCGCATAGAATGGCTTCTCGGACGGAGTAGTCAGATCAACATCCAGATACCGGCGAAACGTCAGAGTAATCCGCGCCTCGGACTCCATGGCAGTATCAATCAACCGCTGAGCCTGGCCGGTTACGTTATCAATCGCAAAGTTAAGCGTCTGATTGCCTTGGTTGCTCTTCTTTGGCAGTGCAATGGCAATAGGAGCCGCCATGAATGTCTTGAATACGACACCATCCAAGCCCAATGTCATGTCTTCGTAACCCTTCACGATGTAAAGTGATTCAGGCCACGCAGGACAAGAAAGCTCGATGGTGTCAATGATGACTTCCGAACCTGCCGATGCGTATACTCGCTCGATTAGAGTGCTCAACTTCCTTGCCTCTTGGTGCCGGTCAATGAGTTAACCATTCTACCTACTTTGCCATCGCCCATTCCGTCACCTACAACTACGTCAACAACCCATTGGCGGTCGGCTTCATTGAACTTGGCCGAGGCAGTAGCTGATTCGTTCCCGTAGTTGTTCACATTGATAACGGGAGCTGCTCCTGCGCCAGATGCAGTGGAAGTCGCATCCTTGTTGCTAACCACATCGCCGCGACTGTTTGGCATCATGTATTGACGACCGTTTGCCGCGTTGAAGATCTCAGGTGCGCCGGTTTCGTTGATTCGGTACATGCCGCCAGCTTGCACGGGGCCGCCTAGCGCACGCCCGCCAGCAATCGCCAGGCCGGAAGCCAGGGCCGTAGTGGTGGTTAGCGCAGCAGCAGCCGGCACGGCGTTAGCGCCAAAGGAGGCAAGAGACGCCATTGCAGCAGCAGGAGCCCATGCAGCCGATACGATGCCAGCCTGCCCGACAGACGCAGCAGCAGCAGAGGCACCAGTAGCCTGACCCACAGCGGCCATCACGACCTGTTGCTTAACCCATTCGATGCCGGCCTGTACGAACGATCCAATGACGGCATTCAGTACCGTGTTAGCAATGTTCCCCAGCGCATCTTGCAGGCTCATGGTGCCGGACAGCAGGCCGCCGAGCGCCTGAGTACCCGACTGGCCTAGCGCGTCAAGACCATCAATCAGTGCCTGATTCTGTGAAGACTGAGCAGCAA